CCACCACCAGGTGTAAAGATTACTGGGTTGATTCTTGCACTGTAGAGTCTATCCCTCTGTGCTTGACTTGGGTTGTAAGCAAGTTTTACAGCATTGAGAACAGCACCTCTTGCAGTTCCAGCAGGTGAGAACCATGGGAAGTTGGTTGCATCATTTCTAGCACACATGCCAGCAATGTCACCATTCAATGGGACATAACGGAAAGTATCCGCAAATCTGTCATACATGTATTTGTATCCACTATCCAATACTCCATATGAAGATGAAGGAATAGGAGCGTAGAAATCTAGAACGTTTTGAGTGATGTCAGCAGCACTCTTAACGGTATATCCACTACCAGATGTAGTGAGAAGTTCTGATCTGCAAGGTGAAACGAATGCAACGCAATCTTTTCTAGTATCAGCAATGTTGATTACCTTACTTGCAAGTGCTTGTGCAGCAGTTCTTTCGTAACCTGCACCACCCATCAGAACAAAGTTGATGTCATAATCATCATTGTTTAGGAAGAGATCATAACCAGCAGCAAGATTACCAGTGCTTGCAGCAAGTGCTCCAGTTGCAGTGAGATCTCCAGTGCCGTCGTAGTTTAAACCGCCAGCAAGAGTTAGAAGTTGATTACCTGTTGCACCAAACTGAATTCCAGATGCTGCTTGGTCCCAACCAATATCGGAAGCCTTGGTAAATGTTCCGCTTGTGAAACCAGTAGTAGTAATACCTGCAGGTGCTCCACCAGCAAAGATATACTCTGAAGATTCTGCAGAATACTTTCTCCAATAAGAAGTAGCGCCAGCAGAATAAGTAGCATCAGATGCCTTGGAAAGTGCAATATGCTTTTCAAGGATGGTTCCTGCGTTACCAGTTACATCACCATCAGCATCAAATACAACAACGTGAACTTCGTCATGTCTTGCACCTTTATCTTCAGCATAAACGGAAGTTCCAGGTCTGTCTGCTAAAGTGCTCCAAGAAATTGTAGTATTGCTATTTACAGCAATGGTTTGATTATCAAACCAATCTTGTTGAGTGGTTCCAGTTGTCGATGCAAATGCAACTGTTTGTCCAGCAGTGTGAATACCTAGTGCTCCATCTTTTGCGAAAGAGTATGTTCCACCTGGTTGATAGTCAACTTGAGTTACTGTTCCACTAGCAGCAACGTGCTCAACAACTTTAACTGAGATCTGCGTTGCAGATGCTTCAGTAATGATTCCCTTGAGGTAACCATCAAGTGCTTCTGTTGATCCAGCACCAATCTTAGTTCTACCAACCATTGATTGGGTAACACCCATACCAACAGCAACACCAGTTCCAAGTCCATCAAGTCCAGCAAAACCACTGAGGATTTGGTCTGCCAAACCGTCAATGATTGCAACCTTCATTCCGTTACCCCAGGATCCAGGGTATTTTGCTGCAACTGTTACTCCAGGAATAATGTTCTCGTCATGACCGAGATTTACATAATCCTCATAACTTCTGATCTTAGGTGCAGAACCTGATCCTGCAAATGCGTTTTTGAGATCGGTATCATCAGATCTTACGACCTGAAGAGATCCACCATATGCAAGATACGAAGATGCCACCAACCACGTTTCGTAGTGGTTATCAGTTGCGTATGGACTTCCGAATGTGTTTAAGAGCTCCTGCTCGCTATTGATAAGAACTGGTTCATTGACTGGACCTTTTTCAAAAGGACCAACAATAGCACCAATACCTTCGGCAGTTGGATCAACCCTTCCAATGGTTAGATCAACTTCCTTAACAACAATGCCAGGAGATGCTAAATTTAATGGCATCTTTACGTTCTCCGAATCCAAATTAATCTGAAATTATTTATTAAAAAGGGTATTTTCAACGGGGAAACAGTGTGTGAACATCTACCAATCGGGATATTCCCAAACATCTTTTGATTTTTTTGTCTTTCTATTTTTTACTACTCTTACTTTTGTACATTCTTTGCATTCATATGAATATGCAGAAGGTCCACTACCTTTTCTAGTTTTATAATATCCATCAACCAAATCTTTTATCACACCGCAAGATTTGCATTTCCTTTGTTTAAAGATTAAGTGCTCTAATTCAAACTCTTCATCAAAGTCCATTACTTTTCTGCCGCATATAATGCAAATGTTGATGTTGTTATAACTGTCATCATATTAGCAATGTGTTGCTTTACTTCAGAGTCACATGACTTACCAGGTAAAAAACAACCTACAATAGTTGCTCCAACTATTATTAACTGAAAGCAAATAACAATTCGAATTAAATCTATAACTTTACTTTTAGTATCCATTACATATAATCCCACATGTAAGATCTATCACCATATTCATCGGCATACCAAGTTTCACCTTCATTGTCGGTGAATGTGGATTCATTAAATCCATCAGCAATAAAACCAAATGGTGCCATGTCTTGTTCTATCTGATTCTTTTGCTCTTCATATAATCTTTTGCGAATATCATTATCAGTCATTTCTTTGAAGTAGTCTTGTGCAACTAACCAGGAGAAAATAACTAAACACATTGCAAGGTCATCATTACATCCTTCTTCTGCTTCGAAAGAATTGTGACGCTGTGCAAATGTTGTAAGTTCAGAAATAATATCGTAGTCTGAAACTAATATCTTATCATCTTCTAAAAGTGTTTTTAAGTTGGAACAACCCAGCTTCTTGACTGCAGCAGTTGTTCTAACACCAAGTTGTGATTTCTTTCCACTAAATCCAGAACCAACAATCTGACCTGCTCTTCCTCTCATAGAACACATGAGAAGATTTTCATTTTCTAGATCAAAATGTAGAATACTTGCTACTTGATCTCCAATATCATTAACTTCAACTAAAATAAATGCGTTATTATATGCTCTTGCCACCTCATCAATAACACTGGGGAACAACATTGGTTTAATTTCATTGTTCCTATACTTTGCGACTACTTTATAGGGAAACTCTGTAATATCGAAAACGATAAATGCAGAATAATCATTGCCCATACCACGAGCAACATCAACAGTAACAAGGTAGTTGTTTTGTTCTTTAGGGTCTTCATAAATGTCTAATCCAGCATTACGTTGAATAGGTTCTTCATATACTAAATTTCTAAGTTTTGCTGGACTGATTAATGTGTTAACAGAACCTAGAAATTCACATTCAAACTCAACCTTGAACTGTTGTTCAGAAGTGTTGGCAATAGTTTGCTCTTTCCATACTATGTCTCTACCAGGGACTTCCGACCAGTGAACATCGGTTGGAACATATTCATTCTTACCTTTCTCCGCATCATGCCACATTCGGTAGAAATGATTCATACCCCTAGGGGTAGAAACGATGATTACCTTTGTGCTCTGTCCAGAAGAAATAGTAGGATAAACAGAGGCAAAGAAGTCATCAGCAATGTGATTCGGGATGAACGCGAACTCGTCAAGAAAGATGACATTATAGGATCCGCCTCGGACAGCAGATGAAGAAGTAGAGTTAGCCGAAATCTTGGACCCATTTTCTAATTCAAGAGAACCCTTGTTCCATGATATGATACCCTGTTGCATCCATTTAGGCAAGTTTTCGTATGCAAGTTGTAACCTTCCAAGTAGATCTCTTGCTGTAGATGCCTTGTTTGCTAGAATCGCGACGTTAACATTGTCGTTAAAAACAGCGTAGTGTAAAAGATATGATACACAAGTTGTAGACTTGCCAGTCTGACGAGGCATCTTGCATATATTAAATCTTTGATCATGGAAGTTTTGAATTAACTTTTCCTGGAATGGATACATGTCGAAAGGGACAAGACCATGATCAAGAGAAACGATTTTTATATAATTTCTTGCAAAATAAACAGGGTCGCTCTTACACTTGAGGAACTCAACGATTTTATCTTCAGTCCACTCAATCTGAGTATTTGCTTTTTTTAGGTTAGGATTACCAAGATAAATTTCACTCATATACTAACCTCAGCAATTCCAGCGTTTACGTGCTTTACAGATTGCTTTATCTGGAGTCTTGGTGCAATCGATATTATGCATATCTTTCTGCCCTTTAGATCTGGCACAGAATGAAGTGCGACGTTTTGCTCTTTTTCCAGTTGGTTTCTTTTCAGTTACAGCAGTTTGTAGTTTTGAACCTGGATTCTCACGTTTATAAGCATTAACTGCTTTCTGACTCATACCATCAGTTTTATCACCTTTGTTGACCTTCTGCCAATCTTCCATAAACTGACCGAAGGACTTACTTCCTTCTTTCACACAACGATTATAAGTCTTACCGAAGAGTTTTTGAGTTCCTACTTTCTTATAACCTTTCCAGCATTTTTTTGCTTCATCAATTTCTTTTTTACCACTCTCAGGACCCTGTGCATTAGGTCTACCAGTCTTTTTCTTGGCAACAGCTCTCCTAGAACCATCAGGATTCTTAAAATCAGAAGGGTAAGTTGCTTCATCAAGCATTCTACTTCCAATACCATCAGTTGCCTGAAGTGGTTCTGGTTTGATGATATCAATAAAATCAAATCTCATTTCTTTGAAATCATCTCTCCAATTAGAGAAGTCATACCCTTCTTTCTTAGTCTTATTACCCCAATTCTTAGCACCAACCTTACGACACTTAACTAGTGCTCCAGATGCATATGCACTTGGCCAAACAGAATAACGTGACTTGACCTTATGGTAGCAAGCATCTTTCTTACCCTCGTCAACTATACCACCCTCAGGTTCATATGAATTCGCTAGTTTCTTTTGAATTCCAGAACCTGGCATCATATTGGTATTTTTAATATATTCTGCAGGATTAAGGTCTTTGATATTTACCTTCTTTTGAATTTTTTTGTTAATCTCTTTT